CTTCGACTAAGCAAATCCTGGAATGATCCATCCAATGATGGAGTAGTTGATTACTGCTGCGACTAAACCAATCATCGCAAGGCGACCATTGAGTAACTCAGCATTCTTCCAATAGTCTTGGTCTTGTAAGACCTCGATTCTTGGCTCAGAAGGAAAGATGTTTTGTCTTCCACCTGATTCGGTAGTTGTGTACCGTTTTGCCACAGATTGTGTCATAATGTTTACTTTTGTTAAGTAACGTAACAATACTATATAGCAAACCTTAAGGTCTTGTCAAGCCCTTGGGGTGTGGGTACCCCAATGTCCATTAATCTTCCTTATCTGTAACATCACCAAAGGTTATGACATCATTGCCATATGAGTCAGGGATAGAGATAGTATCAGCAGCACCATACCCATCAGTAGTGAAGGTAAGGTTATCTTCTAGGTTTATATCTGGTGTGAAGCTTATGTCAACACCTCTTCCTTCTGATAATCCTCCAAGACTCTCTTGAATAGTTTGTAATCCTTGATAGTGTCTCCAAACCTCACCCAAAGTACCCCTATCAAAACCTTTATCATCTACAGCAGCTTTGAATGCTTCTTTAACAGCATCCACAGCAGTTTCAAATTTATCATGTAATCCACAAGTCATTTCTTTTTCCTCAGTGTGTGTAAGTGTTCTATGATATCATCTCTGATTAACATAAGCTCATTGTAGCACTTTTGATTGTGTGCACAAGAGCGTAGTGAATCGTCAGGTTTATGGACAGACTCGATAAAGATATCAAGTGCTCTATTCCATGATTCATCCTGAGATTCTTTAGGGATTGCCCCTTGATCCTTTAGTGCCATCTTTCTTCATATAAAAGAGAACCAACCAGTTATGATTTGTTTCTCCGATGTGTGACTGACTCGACCTCGATGGAAATGAGTCCAATCGGCAGGCCATATGACAGTATAACCCTTTTGAGCAGGGACATACTTGTCTTGGTGGTACCATTCAGTGCCTCCATCTGGCACATCATTAAGGTATGTCATAAAGACTAGGTGTCTGTATACATTACCTGGTAGAGGACTTAACCTTTCGGTATGCCACTCTTTGAATCCACCACCAACAGGATAACATTGTAAACTAAGAGGTTCCACTATCTGAAACCGTGAGGTCTCACAGAAAGGGAACCTTTCACAATACTTTGTTAGCACTTCCTGTAGTGCCTGATTATATTCCTGCACCATTGGTACACCCAACTGATGAGGAATATGCACGTCCATAGAGTCTTTGTAATCTTTATTGACTCCAATATCTCCATGCTCATACACTTGACCAGGTGTGACAGGTAAGATGTCCTGCTTCTCCCAGAAAAGCATAAGTGCATCACAGATATTAGTATCTATAAAATCTCCCCATATAAAATCATCAATCCTTTGACAGAATCTTCCTTTATATGTTACAACTTCGCTCATCGATTTATTCTAGCACTATGGGATGTAATGTGCAAGTCCCGCAACAACACACCTACCATCCACATCTGATGGAGGTACAGCATGATATGCATTACCTTGTAGGACTAACATCTGTCCTGGATCTGGTTCGACCTCTTCGTATTCTAACTGAGTGCGTGAGCATCCTTTAGGTGCGTTTACATAATAAACAAACGCTAAAGTATATGGAAAATGATTATGTTTCATCACTCCCTCACCTGCATTATATAATAAAGACCAACACTCTATGATTTTCATCTTCTCTGGGTAGCATCCACCTTCCCCCTCAGCATACGTTGCTGTTGCCATGGGTATGATTTCCTCTATCCAATCCATTAATTTAGAAACTGTTGGGTGATTTCTATTTTCAAAACCCCAAAACCAACCTGTCCTCTGACCACCACCTTTAACTGGTAGTCTAGTGCTTCTCTTTACTACATCTAATATCTCAGCATTAAACTGGTCTATCTTATGAGGATCTATATGAGATCTAATATCATATGTTAGATGCATCTCGTTTTACATAAACTTTTTTTATTGGATCTCCTTGCCACATCTCCCTCTTAACTACGTCAACCTTACCTCTAAGGTTATAGGAGATGATAGTGCGTGGCACTTTAGACTTGTTTGTTGGTGCTTCATGTAGAATAGTTGAAGGCCACAGTAACATGTCACCCTCCTTAGCAGGTGGTTCAAATGTCTCTACGTTACCCGACCATGGGTTTAAGAATGGTGAGTAGAAAGTAGTAGGTCTATGTATCTCAGGGTGAAAGTCAACATATATTATTGATGACCAACCACTATGACCGTGATTGTGCACAGGGTGGTCTGTCCCTAGAGGATATGTTTGATGCCACATATCAGTAAACTCCACTCGACGTTGGTCAGAGAAGTCTGCTAAGTATGGTTTAATAATATCAATAACTACGTCTGCATAAGGGGGTAAATCATTGTTACCTTCCTCTGCATTGACAAAGAAATCCGTAATCAAACCTTCATCCTTAGGATCCTTATGTGCAGGGTTGTCCTTAGGTAATGCTTGAAGAATCTTTTGTTTATTTACATCCCAATTCTCTATCTCATAATGAATGATAGGAATGGAAAACATACTATAGACTGACATGTTTTATAAACCATTCGGCATCAACAACAGCAAGAGCCTTCTTCTTATTCTTCTTCATGAACAGAATAGGTTGATGGTCTCCTGCATTAGCACACGCTTGATCGTATGCATCATATACATTTAACTTCTCTTGATTCTTACATTCTATACTAAAGGGAAACTTTTGTCTAGCATCCCTAGCCATAATCAGGTCTTCTCCACCTGCACCCATACTTCTAGACTCTATGTCTTCTGGATGTATATTTCTATTCTCTATCAGTTGGTCTCTCACCCACTGCTGGAACTTTCTCCCTTTCGCTTTCGCACTTTGCGGTCTCATTACCATTCTCTCTTAAGTTGTCTGACATCAGTGACACCAAACAGTGACTTACATCTATTCTCTGCGTCCTCTCTTAGATTAGATGGACAGATAAACTCCACCTTCTGCAACCTATTACTTGGTAGTAATATATAGGCAGACCATTGTATATCTTTCATAGGTTCCAATAATTTTACTCATAAAAAATGGGGAGCGTTAACTCCCCACTATTTAGATTAGACAGCAACTGCTTTGCTGTCATGCTTTACTCCACGATATGTGAGAGTTGCATTGCTCTTGCTGTTAGAGCGACTATCGTTAGTGTCATACTTGACACCACGGTAAGTGACTTGTGCCATTGGCTTGTCCTCAGGTAGGGTGAATAACCCGTTCCTTCAGTCGGCATTTGCGTCCTCTGGAAAACATGCTGGATCAGTATGTGCAATAATAACCCTTGTTAATTCCAATCTCTCGGTCTTATTAGGATTGTTACTTACATTTTCTAATAGCTCAGCAGTGTGCTCACAATCAAGTGGTGCACCGATAGCTATTAAACTGAGTAGTATGTGATACATGAGGATGAACGATAATCCGTTCCGTGTCGGCTTACTTGCGGTCTGTAATAGACTGAACGTAATAGTATGTTAGCATACTATGACTATTTATGCACTTTTTTTGTTATCTTTGATACTTTTCTTAACACCCTTCCGAGTCGTGCGTTTGCTCGTACTGTCTGGATGTGGCGTACACTTCTTCTGCCTCTTTAAATCCCTCTTCAAGGATTTCAGAAAAGATAAGTGGTCCCTTATACCAGTTTTCGGGTCTTTCAGAGAGCGGATCAATCTCTCCTCTGGTGTCTTCCATCGACTCATCTTCTTTAAACCATTGTTTTCTAACCTTCTTCCAAAGATCAGAGCTTAAATCCGCTAAAGGTATTAGATTCGACATCCTGTTTAATTCCTCCAACTATGTAAGATTCAATCTCAGTTTCCTGAGGTGCATTTTGTTGTCCTTTGCTATTTAGCCAGTGTTCTGTCCAAGGTAAAGGATTATTCTTAGCTGGAATGTCGTAAATCGGATCTAATTTTATTGCTTTCATTCTTCTGTTAGCAATCCACTCAACATACTGTGATAGTAATCTCTCATTGAGACCTATCATACTACCGTTTCTGAATAGATATCTAGCCCACTCTTTCTCTTCCTCCACTGCTTCCCTAAACATTTGGGTCACAGTGTCCTTCTCTTCCTCCATAATCTGTTGGATTACAGGGTCATCACCCTTCCTCCATTTGTAAATTATTTTCTGAGTAAGTGCAAGATGCTGACTTTCGTCTCGTGCGATGAGAGAGATAATCTTAGCGGATCCCTCCATAAGTTTGAGTTCACCAAACGCAAACGAGCAAGCGAATGAGACATAGAATCTGATGCCTTCAAGAATGTTAACATTAGTAATTGCAAGATAAAGAGCACGTTTAAGATCTTTTATTGTCCACTGATGACTTGGTGATGTCCTAGCATCCTTAGCCCATAGGTTACCACTAGCATACTGACCTGCGTATTCAATAAAAGCATTATAAGCCTGAGTAACTGACTCAGCCCTTGCTAGTATCTTATCGTCATCTAATACGCTGTCAAATACTTCACTAGGGTCTGCATAAACATTCTTAATAATATGTGTGTATGATCTACTATGAATCTGCTCCATAAATTCCCACACACCCATGCACCCTTCCAATTCTGGTAAAGAACAGAAGGGACTGAATGCCATACCTGGTCCTCTTCCTTGCACTGAGTCAAGAAGGATCTGATACTTCAGGTTACTTGTATATATGTGCTTCTGTTGCTCTGTTAGGGTTTTGTAATCTGCTCTATCTTTTTGTAAGGAAACCTCTTCTGGTCTCCAGAAATAACCCAGTTGTGTCTGAGTTAACTTATCAAAGTCAGGGTATTTGTATTCATCATACCGTTGCATACCCAAGGGAGCACCAAAGAACATAGGTTGTTTGGTGGTGTCTACTTTAGTAGTATTAAAGACCGTTAGTCCCATTTCTTATTAAACTCTTTGAAGGATGATTGTAGTTGCCCTGTGTTTTCATCAGGATAATCAGGTTTGATCCCCTTCATCTTGTTGTAATCGTTGTGCATCGCTTGGAGTAACCATGCCTGTGCTAGTTGATGGGGTCCCTCTGTCAATAACTGGATTTGTAATTTCGATAGACCAGCCTTCATCTCCAAATACTCCTGTCTCCAGGATGTGTCCTGCGTGTTTTCTTCTGTCATCTTCCTCCCACTGTTGGATAAGTTGTGCTGTTTGGTCATCAACCTGATTCATGGTTTGGATAATCTTACCATCAATCCAGATTTTTTTCAACCATGCTATGAAACCGAGTGAGAAATACTTGACAAACCAGTTTGGTTGTCGGTGTGCCCACCTCTCCATCTTAGCATACCATGGGTCAGACCCAGGTCCGAATTGTCGTGAAAATTCGTATTTCATTTACCATGGACGTGTCTGTGCTGTACCTTTGATAGTATTCCAAAGGAGTTTAAGCACAGACTTACCTGTATCTCCTTGGATTTCATCAAAGATATACATGTTTAAACGGAAAGCATAATTTGCTTCAGTAATAAGAGCATTCTTTTGTTGCTCACTTAACACCAGACAATCTAGGGCTGCTCTATAGTCAGTCTTAAATGCCTTGGCATCTGTAATATGTGGAAAATCATAGAAGTGTAAACCCTCACCCTCTGGTGGGTTGAGTGCCTTCTTAGCTATTCCTCTCAATATTTGTCCACCAGACAGGTCACCTATGTAACGTGTGTAGTGGTGTGCTATGAGTAAGTAAGGGTCATTATCTGCGACCTCACGAATCCTATGCACATAAGTCTTTGCAGCTTCAGATGGTTCTAAGTTATCCCTAAACATAGGACCAAAGAAATACCTCAGGTCTCTCTCTAGGAATGATGACCTGTTAAGTTTAACACACCATTGCTTTAATGTCGATGCATAAGGGTCATTTGTTTCACGAATCTCTGCTTCCATGTTGGAATACACATGGTAGAAGTTGACTAACAACTTCCTATATTCCTCAGGGTCTACACAACCCTTAAGGAATGATGATACAAACTTAGTATTCTCTGCTGCGTTATGGGACTTCTTAGTCCCTTCTTTTATCTCTGTACTAAACATTACAAGCCTCACATTCTTCTTGATCTGCATTCGCTAGCTCATCTAACAATGCATTGATATCATTACCAGACGTAGGTTGAAACTCATGCCATCCTATTGGATGTGCTGGCTCATCTACATCCTTCTTAGCATCATATGTATTCTGATAATATGATGTCTTCCAACCTAACTTATAGGTTGTTAACAAATCATTCGCCATGACAGACACAGGGACTTCGTTATTAGGATAATTCTCTGGATTGTAACTCCAGTTACCACTAATTGCTTGGTCAAAGAACTTCTGCATCACTGCTACTATATTAATATACCCTTCGTTACTAGGCATATCCCATAGCAATGTGTAGTCATTCTTTAGAGACTGGTAGGATGGTACAATCTGCTTAAGAGGTCCCTTCTTTGATTTTTTAACGGACAGGTAGTCTCTAGGTGGTTCGATTCCATTGGTTGCATTTGACACAACGGAGCTGCTCTCCGAAGGCATTTGTGCGGACAATGTTGAGTGCCGTAAACCGTGTTCCAAGATAGATGCTCTAAGAGATTCCCAGTCATACTTCAATTCGTGAGGGACAATAGTATCAACGTCCTTCTTATATGTATCAATCGGTAGGATCCCATCAGAATACTTAGTCCTAGAGAATCCACCACATGCTCCTCTCTCCTCTGCCAACTTGTTAGATGACTTAAGTAAGTAGTATTGGAATGCTTCTGTCAACTCATGCACCATGTGCCATGCTGCTGGATCCTGATACTTAACACCTGCCTTAGCAAGATAGTGTGCTAGTCCAATGAAACCTACACCCAATGACCTACGAGACAAGGTGCTATTCTTAGCAGCATCAACAGGGTAACCTTGATAATCTATTAACTCTTCTAATGCTCTTACTGATAGGTCACACAACTCTTCTAACTGATCAAGGTTAGTAATCTTACCAACATTAATAGCAGATAATATACACAGTGCTATCTCACCGTTAGGATCATCGATGTGCTCAATAGGATCTGTAGGTAGAGTGATCTCCTGACAGAGGTTACTCATGTATACCTGATCCTTAAAGGATGAGTGCTCATTACAGTGATCGATATTCATAATGTATATACGACCAGTCTCTGCTCTCTCCTTAAGGAGATCTAGGATGAGCTCTTGTGCTCCAATAGTTTTTCTTGGGATTCTATCATCTGCTTCATAAGCAACATATTGCTCATCAAAGGATGGAGTACCAAAAGACTCATACAACCCAGGAACATTATGAGGACTGAATAAACTAACATCCTCGTTGGATATAAATCGTTCATAAAATAATTTAGATATTTGTATACTATAGTCAAGTTTTCTGACTCTATTATCCTCTGTACCTTTATTGTTCTTCAGTACAAGGATGTCTTCTATTTCTTGATGCCAGATGGGGAAGTGGACTGTCGCTGATCCACCTCTGATGCCATTTTGAGTGCAACATCTGACAGTGCTCTCAAATTTTTTGAGAAACGGGACGACACCCGTGTGTTGAACTTCACCGCCCCTGATCTTAGCGTTGATGCCACGGATTCGGCCTGCATTGATGCCAATTCCCGCCCTTTGAGCAACGTAGTAACCAATAGCCATGTCGCTGCTGAAGATGCTGTTAAGCGTGTCATCAACATCAACGAGAACACAGGAGGCAAATTGTCGTAAGGGAGTTCGCACCCCTGCCATGATTGGCGTTGGGATGTTGATTCTGTGTTTGCTGATTGCGTCGTAGTATCTTCTGACATAATCTAACCTTGTCTCCTCTGGATAGTTTTGGAATAGAGTAGCAGCAATCATAATATACATGAACTGTGGTGTCTCATAGACTTCACCACTGCTTCTATCTTGTACAAGATACTTATCAACTACCTGACGTAGGCCAGCATAGGTAAAAAGATAGTCACGATCATGATCAACCCAAGAGTTAATCTTATCCCACTCCTCTTCATTATATTTACCCAAGATCTCTTTGTCATATATGTCCTTAGACGCAGATGCAAAGGCATGATCTAATACAGTTGGGTATCCCTTGGTCAACCACTGTGATCCAAAGACTTGCTTTCTAAGACCAAAGAGAAGTAACCTAGCAGCAACAAACTGATAGTTAGGATGATCTAAATCTATAAGATCACTAGCAGATCTTACTAGAATTTCTTGAATATCTTTTGTTTCAATTCCATCATAGAACTGTAACCCTGAATTCATTTCAACCTGAGAGGCACTTACACCGCTTCCCAGACCTTCGCAAGCGTCAGCTACCATCTTATGAACCTTCTCAAGGTTCAGACCTTCTATAGTGCCGTTACGCTTATGTACTTTAATATCTGTACCGTTGCTCATACTCGTTTCCAATCGTTTAGTTTTAATGTTGCTTCTAATTTGTGATATGCATTAGATTCTACCACCTTTTGCACATCATGTCCAGCAAGAGACATATCGTTTATGTCCTTTTCCTGTATATTTTTAGGCCAAATGACTACCTTATCTCCTCTGTCGATTGACTTGGAGATTCGGTTGACGATCTCTCTGTTACGTGGCTCGTTATCATAAACCCAAATATAATTGCGCCAGCCAAACGTCCGAATATCAACATCAGACCCAGCCATCGCAACGGAATTCTGAATGAAGGTACTGTCAAACGGTCCTTCAACAATGTAAATCGGTTCTTCATAATTTATTCTATCCTGTCCAAAGATTTTAGGTTTGTCTTCATCAAGCATGATCGTAATGTATCTCATCTTTGCCGTAGGGGCTAGCGATCTGCCTTGATATCCGAAGAGGTTACCGTCTTTATCCCTGAAAGGTATTATAATTCGAGGACCGTCTTGTCTCAGATTGTCAAAGGTTTTCTTCTGTTTGTTAGTCCATGCTTTAAATTTTGGACAATAATAGAAGTAGTCTAAGTCTTTGATTTTTCTGTCTTCAAGATATTTTCTTGCTGGATGTTCTTTATTTAGATCTGAGATTTTCTCTAGATCTATATCAGATTTTTTAAAAACTGGAGGAGTAAATTTAAAGTCTGGATTCTTCGTAGTTGTACCCTTACCTGTCTGCCCATGAGAAAATTTCTCCATGATATATTGATCATAGAGCATACGATCTTGGTCTTTCAAGAAGTTTGAGAATGTTCTACCAAGACCACAGTTGTGACACTTGAATACATACCCACTCTTCATCTCAAACAGATATCCTCTTGCCTTATTCTTATGTTTCTGTGAGTCTCCACAGTAAGGACACCTAAAATTAAAAAGGTTCGACTTCTTTTGTTTAAAAAGAGTCAAACGCGAAGATATTCTGTTTATATAATTCCCATCAATATAGGACATTCACCCCTACGAGACTTGTGATGTTCCTATCATAGGTCTTTCTGCTGGAATTGTCAAGGATCCTTGTGACGATTCAAATATCGGTCTAATGATTCTTTGTCCGACTGGACTAACGAGGAAAGATAGAATAGACAGAGCACCAAAAATAGACCACATTTTCTTTTCCATGACCCTAAGACGGTCATCGACTTTTCTGATGTCACGCTCACACCCCTTTTTAATTAACTCTGTTTCTCTATCAAGTGCTCTATGAAGACTATCAATCTTCTCGAACAAAACACCATCAATTTGATCTTGTTTATCTAATTTCTCATTGTGAACAGCAAGAAGCTGCCCCATCTTTATAGAATTTTCTTGGAGAGTACTAACTACTTTCTCCAGCCGCTCAATAATTGCGGAGTTAATACCCTCAGCCATACTACCCTCTACTTAAACGTGGCGTATAGCAAAGTCTAAAGCACTTTGATATGTAGCAGCATCTTTGTTCAGCATATACTGAAACTGTTGCTTATGAGTGTCATCTAACTGTCCATATACAGCAGCAATTCTCTTGGCAGAGAAGTTATCTAAGTTCTGTGTTGTACCATTACTAAACTGAATCTTAGCAAATGACTCTGGTGCATTTGATAGTTCACTAGTTGCAACATCTAATGCAACTTGAACAACATCAGTATGATTTTCCATAATATTATCACCTGTAGGTTCTACATGATCTCTCTTCAATTTTTTTGTTTGATCTTGTGCTTTCTTTTTAAAATCTGACATGCGAGCCTTCATAAGGAGATCCATTTCCTTAGTCTTACTCTGCATTTTTTCTTTTGCTTCCTTACGTTTCTTCTGAAGCTCCTTAGAACGACCCAACTTTTTCTTCTGGGCAATCTGTTTCTGTGCTCTCTCAGTCTCAGACGAAACAGCCTCAGGAATTATTTTTTCTTCAACTTGTTCTTTCATTTTTCTTTTTTGTATACGTGTAAAGAGAGCTTTTGCACCTGATGTACGACCATCTACCTTATCCCCATTGTTCTTCTTCATGCGACGATGAACTCTGGGTTGGACAATCACAAAAGCTGGAGGTAAAGCAACACCACTGCCGTCACCAGCAGAGTTAATCTCCTCATTTATATTAGATTCAATTGCTTTAGACATTCCTTATCAACTTCCTCATTAAGTTCAGGTGGTAATCTATCTAGAAACAACATAAATGCCTTAATTATAGACCAATATGTAGCTTCTACTTTGTAAAACAACAACGGAGTTGCTGCGTCACCAAACACATTATATAGAACTATAACATGATTTAGTATAAGATGAGTCTTTAACTCATTTGTCATCTTATAACGTCTCAAAAGTCTTTTAATATACTTGAATCTCTTCAAGTCCTCTTCAAAGTCTGAGTATGTTACAGATGACGGATTATTATAATTTTGAATAGCAAAGAATAACCAATTTTCATGGTCCAGTTCACGAATGTTCATTTACATTATGATGAGAATGTTAGAGTACCTGCTCCATCAGTGATTACTTCTTCTGTTCCACCAGCAGAGTTGATCTTAACTCTATAGTTTTGACCATCTAATGCATCACTAGCAAGTCCACTGTATGCAAGAGTTGCAGTTGTGAAGTCAGCGTATGTGATACCTGTGTCAAGTGAAGCGGATACGTTAACCCAACGCTTACTAGAAGCAGTTTGACGCTGCCACTGATATGTAAGAGTTCCAGGTGTTCCAGTTGTACTTGTGGTAACAGCAAATGTACCAGCACCAGAACTAGAAGAAGAATTACCAGGTTGACCAGTTATAGTTACAGCAGATGCTACATCAGCTGCAATTGTATCATCAGCAAGGTCACCAGATACACTAGATGCAACTGTGACTGCTGCTATGCATTCTGCCTTATGACGTGTGTTACCAGCATGATCCGTAAAGGAACGATACTGCCACCAACCAGGTCCGTTTATACCACGTGATTTATTCTCAGCAAGAGAACCTTCTGTTGCGTCAGCAAACACAAGGTCATAACTGTTACTATCACCACCAAGTATAACAAACTCAGCGACTGCTTTTGGAGGTGTACGTTTAATTACACTAGCACCTGCAAGAGTATTATTAGTAGCACCTGCATATACTTTATGTAATTCAATACTTGTTGTACTTGTTACAGTCTTAACGATGTAATTAACACCACTAATTTCAAGTACGTCACCACCAACTACTGTGTCGGCAGCGTTCTTTGTTACTGTTGCGTCATTTTGGGTGACGGCAACTGTGTTTGAGAATGCAGCAGCATCCGTAGTTCCAAAAACAGCCATCTTTTTTTCCTGGTCAAGGTATAGTTCTAAGGTTTATTTATATGTCAACAACTTCCTAGCTTTCAAGCAGTGCTTTCTGCAAGGCAATTACCAACTCATCGTCCACTTTATTTCCTGTCTTAGCAGCTGCTTTCTTAAGCAACTTAATTACGAAATCTTTTATAACTGAGTCTAAATCGTCTGGAATTCTATCAACAGCTTTATTAATGATGCTGATAGCAATGGGCATTAAAAAATTAATCATGATATTATGATGTAAGTACGTTTATTTATGCAACGACTCAGACCCACCTAGTGTACTTCCTTTCTCTGTAGCAAGACGATACATTTTTTCATGTATTGTCATGTCTCTAATATCATCATGAAGTCTTTCAACAGGTGTTTTGTTAGTCGCAATAGGCATT